TTTGGACACCATGTGGAACTCATAGGTTATATTGAGCTATAAAGTAACACTGTAGTGTTCATTATTGATGCACCATTGCTGTGCATTTTGGGGCATGATGCACCACTATCGTGCGCTTTCATGCACCAACTTGGTTAGTCTGTGGACAACTGTTAACTTATGCACAGGTTATTGACAACCCATTGTGGATAACTAGGATAGTAGGTGTTTACCCTTGCTACTTAGGTATGCTAAATAGGTGCTTCATTGCCCCTCATGTGCATATTCTGTGGATAACTCAATAGTGTTGTTTTTATACAACTGTGGTGTAAATACAACATAGGGGGGAGGGGGCAGGCTCTGTTAGAAACTTTTGCTGGAGCCCATTCAGTACACAAAAGGGAATGTGGCAAAAAAGAGACAATTAATGTGAATAGAAAGACAATAAAAAACCCTATATAAATCAACACTTTAGTGTCATGTGTGAATAAAATGTGCACTCTAGGCAAAATAGTTGTCTAAAATGTGCTCACAAGGGACATAAAAGTATTGACTTTTTAGAAAAAGTATGCTAGACTTCCAACTGCCAACAATGATGACAAGTTGCTGGACAAGAACTCAGATGAAAAACAAATATGTGCACAGATGGACATTAACGACAACATTAAATAATGTTCATCTAGATTCTTGGCTTAATGGAATGAACGGTCAAGTACTATAATGTAGGAAAAACAAACAAAAAATGACAACATGGCTTAATGTGCCTTACAGCGAAAAAGATAAAGCTAAAGCATTAGGCTGTCGTTGGGACACCTATTATCGTCAATGGTGGAAACCAGAAGCTGTTGATATAAACAATCTACCAATTCATTGGCATCTCCGAGAAGGACAAAGATGGAGCAACAACAAAAGAGGGGGCGTGGTCGTCCCAAAAAGGGCGAGATAGTTGCCACCAAGAATAAGAATAAGGGGGTTTTAGGGCGTCCCAAGGGTGATTCAGCCATCATCAATGAATATAAGATAAGGATGTTGAATAGCCCCAAGAGTGCTAAAGTATTAGAGGCTATTTACGATGCTGCTCTTGATGATAGCCACAAAAACCAAGCTGCTGCATGGAAACTCATTGTAGATCGTATTGTCCCTGTGTCTGCTTTTGAGCAAAGCAAAGCGGCAGGAGGCACACCTCAAATCTCCATCAACATTAGTGGTTTGTCTTCTCCCACGGTGGAGGCAGAGGAAACCCTTATTGATGTCACCGATGTGGAAATAAAGGACGTAGATGACGAGTCTTAATTTCCAGTTGCTCAAATGGCAACAGAAGGTGTTTCAGGACAAAACCCGTTTCAAAGTGGTGGCTGCTGGACGTCGATGCGGTAAGAGCCGCTTGTCGGCAGTTACATTGCTCATTGAAGCTCTCAATTGTCCAGACGGAAGTAGTGTGATGTATGTGGCTCCTACGCTTGGGCAGGCACGTACAATTATTTGGGACTTGCTCCATGAATTGGGCAGGCCAGTTATAAAGAGTAGTCATGTCAACAATTTGGAAATTACGCTGGTTAATGGCAGGAAAATATTGGTTAGAGGTGCTGACAACCCTGATAGCCTTCGTGGTGTCTCGCTTACATACCTTGTACTTGATGAGTGCGCGTTTATCAAACAAGATGTCTGGGAAAAAATTCTCCGAGCAGCCTTGTCAGATCGGAAGGGTAGAGCCCTATTCATTTCAACCCCTTCAGGACGCAATTGGTTCTATGATGTCTTCAAGCTTGGACAGCAAGACACAGACGAAGAAGGATGGGACGAAGAATGGAAAAGCTGGCACTTCACCACGCAAGACAACGAAACCATCGACCCCAAAGAAATTGAAGCAGCCAAAAGAACATTAAGCTCCTTTGCCTTTAGACAAGAATATTTGTCGTCATTCGACAATGCTGGCTCTGACGTCTTTAAGGAGGAATGGCTTAAATATGAGGAAGAGCCTCAATATGGAAGCTATGTCATTGCCATCGACCTTGCTGGTTTTGAGCAAGTGGCAAAGAACGCATCGGCGGCTAAGAAAAAGCTAGACGAGAGCGCCATCACAATTGTGAAGGTGGAAGACAACGGCGATTGGTGGGTGAAGGACATTGTTCATGGACGTTGGGACATTCGTGAAACTGCTTCCCGCATTCTTATGGCTATTAGGGAACACCAGCCTGTAGCCGTAGGCATTGAACGAGGAGCTTTGCGAAACGCCGTCCAGCCCTACCTCGAAGACTTAATGAGGAAAACCAACGTCTATTCCCACATCACAGACCTGACACACGGGAACAAAAAGAAGACAGACAGGGTGGTTTGGAGCCTTCAGGGTCGATTTGAACACGGACGCATCAAGCTCAACAAAGAGAAAAATTGGGAAGAGTTTGTCGATCAATATTTGATGTTCCCCACAGCAGGGGTGCATGACGATTTAATAGACTCCCTGTCATATGTCGATCAACTAGCCATTGCCACCTACGGTCAGGGCTTTGATGATGACGATGAATGGGAAACAGTTGATGTTATAGCTGGTTATTAAAAACTTGACAAATTAACACTTTTATGGTATATTCCGCGCCATGTTAAAAACCTGCCCCATTGCCACACAAAACATCCATGTGAATTTGAAACACAGGGACAAAGCATTCAAGCAATATGGCTATGGTCCTGCCAATCCAGATATGGAAAACGATGCTTTTTGGAGTGAGAAGGCTAACGAATGGCAGACAGACCTCGATCAAGCCAAATCCATGCGCTGTGGCAATTGTTCTGCTTTCATCCAAACTTCTGAAATGATGAAGTGCATCCATGATGGGATTGACGCTGAAGAAGACAGCTACGCACAGGATGTCATTGATAGTGCAAAGTTGGGGTATTGTGAATTGTTTGATTTTAAATGTGCTGCCAACAGAACTTGCAGTGCTTGGCTTGTAGGCGGTCCCATCACTGATAGTCATTTGGCTGAAATTGACGATCATCCTTTCCGTGACTCTTTAGAAGATTAATTTATGTCAAAACTAGAAAACCCTGAAGCAGATGGCTATTTTGAAGAGCCTACAGAGAGCGATAAGGAGCTTGTCGATTGGGTGGTAGGCCACACTGAGCGTTGGCGCACCTATCGTGACTCCAATTTCCGCGATTGCTGGGAAGAATACGAGCGTATTTTCCGTGGTGAATGGGCTGCTGAAGACAAAACCCGTGAGAGCGAACGCAGTCGTATTGTCACTCCTGCCACACAGCAGGCTGTGGAAACCCGCCATGCTGAGATTATGGAGGCCATTTTCGGTCAAGGGGAATATTTTGACATTGATGATGATGTACGTGACGTTAATGGCAATCCTATTGATGTAAGCCTCATCCGTGAGCAGTTGATGGAAGACTTTGCCAAAGATAAGGTGAAGAAGTCTATTGACCAAATTGTGTTGATGGCTGAAATTTATGGCACTGGCGTTGGCGAGATGACAGTGAAGCGGGAAAAAGAATATATTCCCACGACACAGCCCATCCCCGGCGTTACAGGCCAAGCTGCCATTGGCGTGGTGGAACAAGACCGCATTGGCGTCAAACTAACTCCCATCAATCCTAAAAACTTCCTGTGGGACCCAAATGGTACAACCGTGAACGATTGCATGGGTGTTGCCATTGAAAAGCCTGTAAGCTTTCACAAAGTGGTGGAAGGCATTGAGCGTGGCATCTATCGTAAAGTGGAAATCAAACAAGAAAGCTCCCAAGATGATTTGGAAGCTTCTTTAAGCACTGACGAACATTATTCCGACGACCAAGTTATTTTGCTCACCTATTACGGCTTGGTTCCCCGTGAATATTTGGAGCAATTGGAGAACGATGGCAAAGAAGTTGCCGATTTGTTCCCCGATGATAGCGCAATGGACGATTATTCCGATTTGGTGGAAGCTGTCATCGTCATTGCCAACGGCTCTGTTTTGTTGAAGGCTGAAGAAAATCCTTACATGATGAAGGATAGACCAGTTCTCACCTATCAGGCTGACACCATGCCCAACCGCTTGCCGGGACGAGGCACTGTGGAAAAAGCCTACAACATGCAAAAGGCAATTGATGCCCAAATTCGTAGCTACATTGATTCATTGGGCCTTACAACGGCTCCTATGATGGCTATGGATGCCACCCGTATGCCTCGTGGGTCTAAGTTTGAGGTGAAGCCGGGTAAGGCTATTCTTGTTAACGGCAATCCTAATGAAATTCTTACACCGTTTAAATTTGGCAATCCAGACGCTTCCAATGCTCAAGCTGCTCAGAATTTTGAGCGTATGCTTCTACAAGCTACTGGTACTTTGGATAGTAATGGCTTGGTGTCTAACGTTAGCCGCGATGCTGGTGGTGCTGGGATGTCTGCGGCGATGGCTTCCATCATCAAGAAATACCGTCGCACCCTCACCAACTTCCAAGAAGACTTCTTGATGCCTTTTATTAAGAAGGCAGTGTTCCGTTTCATGCAATTTGATCCAGAACGCTACCCCACTGTAGACCTCAACTTTGTGCCTACAGCCACGTTGGGCATTATGGCTCGGGAATACGAACAACAACAGCTTATTGGCTTGTTGCAAACCCTTGGTCCAAACACTCCTGTACTTCCCCTCATCCTCAAAGGCATCATCCACAACAGTGGCTTGTCCAACAAGGGTGAATTGGAGCAAGCATTGGTGCAAATGTCGCAACCCGATCCCAATCAGGCAGCGATGCAGCAAATGGCCCAGCAATTGCAGATTGAAGCGGCACAGGCACAGATTGCGGTTAATGCGTCTCAAGCTAAACAAAACGAAGCTGAGGCCATGAAGACTGTCATTGAAGCTCAATTGAAGCCAAAAGAAGTGGAAGCTAAATTGGCCTCCATGTTGACACAAAACTTGCCTAATAATGCTGAACTTGCTTCACAAGAATTCGACAAACGTGTTAAAATTGCCGAGTTGATGTTGAAAGAAGCAGACATCAAGAACAAAGCAAAGATTGTCGAGCTTCAAATGCACAAGGCAAAAGGCGATATGTCCGGGATGGAAGAAGACTTCCTCACCAAATTGAATGAGAAGCTCCAACAACAAGGCGAATAATGGACATCGAAAAGCTAACCAAGGAAACCATCCTTAAAAACATGACCCCGGAGCAGCAAAAAGCTGTTCTGGATAGTGTTTTGGCTTCCGTTCAGGAAAGCAAGAAGGCTCGTTCCCAGAAAATCACTGAAAACATCGACTTGGTGATGCAGGCTTTGCAGAAAATCGAAGCCAAGATGCTTGCTAGGGTGGACAATGCGGCTACAAAAGTGGAGCAAGTGGCTGCAAATGTTAAAGATGGCAAAGACGGTAAAGATGGGAAAGCAGGTAAGGACGGAAAAGATGGCGCTATTGGGCCTAAAGGGGCTGATGGACGAGATGGAAAAGACGGCAAGGACGGAAAAGACGGGATTGACGGGGTTGATGGTGTTTCTGTCGTTAATGCTTTCCTTGATTTTGACAATAGCCTTGTAATTGAGCTTTCAAACGGCAAACAAATCAACGTTGGCGGTGTTCTGTCCAACGAAACTGCCGATAAAGTGAGGGTTGTTGCCAATGGTGGGGGCACAAGTCAAACTGTTCTTGACGCTTTAGCCTTGTTGCAGACAGAAATTGACAACCTTATCCCATCACAGACAGGTAATAGCGGTAAATATCTCACCACAAACGGCACTAGTTTGTCATGGGCCTCCATTGCAGGTGGCGGGTTGTCCTATCAGGGTACATGGAACGCTTCCACAAACACTCCCACACTCGCTTCAAGCACAGGCACAAATGGTTATTATTACATTGTTTCTACTGCTGGTTCTACCAATCTTAATGGCATCACCGATTGGGCTGTTGGAGATTGGCTCCTCTTTAATGGCACAGTTTGGCAAAAAATAGACCAATCTGAGACATTAAAAACCATTACATCTACCGATGGTAGCCTCACCGTCACCACAAACGGCACAAATGATGATTTGAGTGTCAATTTTACAACAAACGTTGTATGTTTGGTAAGAAACACCACTGGTGCTACGCTTACAAAAGGCACTGCTGTTTATATTAATGGCGCAACAGGTCAAGTTCCGACAGTTACAAAAGCACAAGCCAATAGTGATACGTCTTCGGCCCAAACTTTAGGATTGTTGAAGGCTGATTTAGCAAACAACACCAACGGATATGTCACCATCATCGGTTTAATTGATGATGTTGATACTTCTGCCTATACTGACGGCGCACAGCTTTATTTGAGCGGTACAACAGCAGGTGCATTGACGTCCACCAAGCCAAGTGCTCCTACGCATCTAGTATATGTGGCTGTTGTCGAATATGCTCATGCAGTGCATGGTAAGTTGTTTGTTAAAGTGCAAAACGGCTATGAATTGGATGAAATTCATGATGTTGCCATTACAACTAAGAGTAATGGTCAGACACTTATTTATAACAGTTCGACATCTCTGTGGGAAAACCACACACTGACAGCAGGTACAGGCATTTCTGTCACCAACGGTGCAGGCTCCATCACCATTGCTAACACGGCTCCCGACCAAACTGTAGCTTTGACAGGTGCTGGGACAACTTCCATTACAGGAACCTATCCCAATTTCACCATCACCAGTAACGATCAATATACAGGCACTGTAACATCCATTACGGCAGGTACTGGCCTTAGTGGTGGAACAATTACTGGGTCTGGCACTGTTGCTTTGGCTAATACGGCTGTAACGGCTGGAAGTTACACTTATGCGTCTTTGACAGTGGACGCACAAGGTCGTTTAACAGCAGCTTCTAGTGGTACGGCTCCTGTTACAAGCGTAAGCGGAACTTCTGGTCGTGTTACATCATCTGGCGGGACAACCCCAACAATTGATTTAGCCACCACTGCTGTTTCTGCTGGTAGTTATACAACAGCCAACATCACTGTAGACGCATACGGACGTATTACGGCTGCTTCTAATGGCAGTGCTGGTTCAACAGTAAGTATTAGTAATGACACAAGCACAAGTAGTAATCTCTATCCTACTTTTGCTGCTGCCACTACAGGCACATTGTCAACTATTTATACAGGAAACACAAAATTACTTTA